CGTAAAGATAGATATAGTGCTTTAGTTATTGCAAATATGTTAGCTAGACAATCTAGAACATCTTTAGCTCCTATCGATTATGATATTATAGGAGGTAACAGAGTTCAAATTGTTAATCATAAAGGCCAAATGTATAAGGGTCCAGAGTGGTTTACTACAGGAGCTAATGAAGACATATATAATGGTATTTACAGATAAATAGTGTATTGCTATAACAATACCATCACAATTATATTGTAATAGAATTAAACATATGACTAAAAAATTTGATAAAAACGCTGCTATTAATGATGCTTCTCAAGTACCAGAAGAAGCTTATGTAACATGGGGCGATGATTTAGCTAGTAAAAAAGAAGCACTAAATAAGTCTTCGGAATCTATGTCCGAATACACCGTGATAGAAAAAGCTTCTGCTATGCGTAGATACGGATTAGACTATTCTGGTCTAGACACTAATACGGACGGTCGTCCAGGACTAAGTCGTAGCGATTATGATTTTTTCCGACCAGACGAAGCTGTTCCAAAAAGAATTAAAAACATCATAAAAAAAGCAGAAGATATTTATCAAAGAGTTGGTTTAGTTAAGAATGTTATCGATCTAATGGGTGACTTTGCGTCTCAAGGTATAACTTTAGTACATAAAAACAAAAGAATAGAAAAATTTTATAAAGCATGGTTTAAAAAAATTGGAGGCAAAGAAAGAAGCGAAAGATTTCTAAATAATCTATATAAAACAGGTAATGTTGTTATACATAGACAAACAGCTAAACTTAGTTTAAAAATAACAGATAGTTTATACAAAACAGTAGGATCTCCAGATTTAATAATTAATCAATCAGAACCATCTCCCGAAAAAAGAGAAATACCTTGGAGATATACTTTTATAGATCCATTTTATGTTGATATTGCTGGCGGTTCTTTGTCTTCATTTTCTAATTTGAAAACATACGAATTAGTTTTACCAGCTAATTTACGTAGAACTATTAATAGTCCTAAAACACCACAAGAACAAGCGGTTGTAAATAGTTTGCCTTTACAAATCATAGAAGCAGCTAAAACTAAAAAACCATATCCTCTTGATACAGCAAAAACATCAGTATTCCATTATAAAAAAGACGATTGGCAGAGCTGGGCATATCCAATGATATATTCTATTATGGATGATATTACTGTTATAGAAAAACTAAAACTAGCAGATATGGCAGCTTTAGACGGAGCCATAAGCAATATAAGAATTTTTAAATTGGGTAGTTTGGAACATAAGATAGCTCCTACCAAAGCAGCAGCAGCTAAGTTAGCTCAAATTTTAGGAAATAATGTTGGCGGTGGAACTATGGATCTTGTTTGGGGTCCAGATATTGAACTCCTAGAAAGTAAAACTAGTGTTCATCAGTTTTTGGGAGAAGGAAAATATATACCACATCTTAATGCTGTTTATGCAGGCTTAGGTATTCCACCTACTCTAACTGGAACATATGGGGCTGCTGGAACAACTAATAATTTTATTAGTCTAAAAACCTTAACACAAAGACTTCAATATGGTAGAGATGTATTAAAAGAATTTTGGGATAAAGAAATTGTACTTGTACAAAAAGCAATGAATTTTAGATATCCAGCCAGAGTAGAATTTGATAGAATGGATTTAAGTAATGAAGATAGCGAAAAAGCTCTACTTATACAATTAGCTGATAGAAACTTAATCAGTGATGAGCTTCTACAAAGTCGTTTTGGTTTCGATCCAGACATGGAAAAAACAAGACTTAATAGAGAATCCAAAGAAAGAAAAAGCAAACGCATGGTTAATAAAGCAGGACCGTGGTACGATCCTCAACCAGAAAATGGCTTAAGAAAAATAGCATTACAAACAGGAGTAGTATCTCCAAGCGAAGTAGGACTAGAATTATCAGAAAGAAAGAATGGAGAGAAAAGCTCATTAGAACTAAAACAAAATTCTAAACCAACACAGTTGGCCAAAGATTCGCCAGAATCTTTGCGTAGTCAACCACAACAAGGCAGGCCCAAGCTATCTAAGGATACAGAAAAGCGCAAAACAAAAGAATTCAAACCACAAACAGGAGCGGGCCTTACTTTATGGGCAGTTCAAGCACAGGAAAATATTAGCACGATTATTAATCCTATTATGTTAGAGTTTTATAACAAAAAAAATCTAAGATCTCTTTCTAACTTAGAAAACAAAGAACTAGAAAATCTAAAAACAAAAATATTATTCGACCTAAATCCATTCTGCACAATTAATACAGAACATATTTTAGCAAAAATTTCTGATATAAATAATGCCAACTTAACAGAATATAGTGTATGGGTAAAAGGAATAGTATCAGAATTAGGTAGAGAACTTACAGTCGATGAGCAGAAACATACTAAAGCAGCATACTATGCTTCCATTAACCAATAAACTAAAAGGTCAAAAATGATCATATATAGTCAAGAAACGGACGATGGGCTAGCTGAGACAATTTCTGCATTATCTTCTGTGGCATATGCCTCTGTATTATATCCCGCAACAAAATCTGAAACTAAAAATTTTATTCATAAAAGTTCTGGGTCTTTTAAAGACTCTGATTTATATTATGTCCAATCTATTTTAGTTAGTTCTTCATGGAATAAAAATGATGATATATTTGATAAAGCAGAAGTATGGAATGCTAGAAAAACTCCAGAAGATAAACCTACTAATTTAGAACATGACGAAAATATTATTATTGGTCATATTACTTCTAATTGGCCCATAGACGAGAATGGAGAAATTATAGAAGACGATACAGAACTTGGAGAATTACCAGAAAAATTTCATATATTAACTGGTTCTGTAATATATAGAGCTTTTTCTAATATAGATCTTAAAGAACGAGCAGAAAAATTAATATCAGAAATAGAAAATGGTTCAAAATATGTTAGTATGGAATGTTATTTTCAAAATTTTGATTATGGCTTATTAAATCAATCTAATGGTAGATATCAAATATTACCTAGAAATGAATCAACAGCTTATTTAACTAAATACTTAAGATCCTATGGTGGTAATGGCGAACATGAGAACCATAAAATTGGTAGAGTACTAAGAAATATCACTTTTAGTGGTAAAGGATTTGTTGATAAACCAGCTAATCCAGACAGTATTATTTTTACAAAAGAGAATATTAATAAAATATTTGCAAAAAAAAATAACAATTTATCAAATTCAGGTGTAATACTAAACAAGTCTACCTCAATCGTGGAGAATATAACTATGACTGAAAACTTAGAAAAACAAGTAGCAGAACTAGGCACAAAAATAGACACTGTTTCAGCAAATTGCGCTGATACTGTCAAGGAAGCCTATAGTCTAGCTTCTGAACTAAAAAACACAAATCAAACTCTGGAGGCCGCTATGAAAGACAAAGAAGAAGAAATGAAAAAAATGAAAGCAGCCCTAGAAGAAGTGGAAGCAGCCATTAAAAAAACACAAGAAGAAAAAGATGCCGAAATGAAAAAGATGAAAGCTGCTTTTGATGAAGAGCTTGAGGCATTAGCAAAGAAATACACTGATGAAAAAACCGAAGTTGAAGAAATGGCCAAAAAAACTAAGAGCGAATTGGATGCTGCCAATGAAATCATAGTTGCCATGAAGATGGAAAAAGAAGAAATGGCTAAAAAAGAGAAGAAAATGAAAAGAATGGCTTGTTTGCTAGACTCCGGTCTAGATAATGACACTGCCACGGCCACACTAGACAAATTTGATACTATGGACGACGAATCTTTTGATGCTATGATAGCTCTTTTTGCGGCTATGAAGCCATACAAAAAAGAAGAAAAGGGCATGATGAATCCCATGATGAAGAAAAATATGTCTTCTGAAGAAATAGTGTCAGCTTTGGACGATATAGAACCAGAAGATACCATAGATCTTGGCATTGGTAACGATACAATAGAATCTCAAGCAGACTCTATTCGTGCAGAATTAATAGAATTTGTAAGTGCTAGACTTAACAGAAACTCATAATTAAAGGGAGAAACCAAAATGGCTCTAAAACCTGATCGTATCGAATTACAAACAGATGTTTCGTTTTTCATGAACACAACAGCTACCAGAGGTGGTGTCGCTTCTGTTTCTACTGGTGGTTCCGGAGTGGCTATGGACGACGCCGCAGCTGTTGTTAGTTATGCTAGCACAGCCAGTGGTTCCAAACCAGTAGGCGTACTGCTCAATGATGTTGTAAATCTTGATCTAACTAGACAACATATCAATTGGCATAAAGATGAAGTACAAGTAGGTGGCAAAGTTACTTTGCTACAAGTTGGTCAAGTCACAACTAATTTGGTAACCGGTAGTCCTACCGCTGGCGCCACAGCTTATGTTGGTGCTAGTGGTAATTTTTCTGCTACAGCTCCTAGCGATGCTGGCACAGAAGACGAAGCCTATCGTGTTGGTAGATTCTTGAGTTCCAAAGATGCAGATGGTTATGTCAAAGTAGCAGTTAACATTGCCTAATAATTAACAAGGGAGAAAAAACATGTCAGAAAATCGTAAACCTTTTCAACCGACACCAGAATTAACAGACCTTTTAGTTCGTTCTGGTTCAGCCAATAGAGAAACATCTCTAGCTGCGAATGCAGAGTTTGCTAAAGCACTAGAACAACCACTACGTCAAGGTGTGCTCAATGGAAATATTCTAGATGGTATTTTTGAACCTATTCGTTTAGCTCAAAGTGCTACTCCAGAATTTCCATTAGATTTCTTGGCTCCTGGTACAGAAAGAGACTTTGTTGCTTATACTATTCCTAATCACGGCTATATTCCAGAACGCCATGTTGAGGGTGACTATGTGATGGTTCCAACCTTCGATATTGGCGCAAGCATCGACTATCTCTTAAAATATGCTAGAGATGCTCGTTGGGATGTTGTTGGTCGTGCAATGGAAGTTTTAGAAGCTTCGTTTGTGAAGAAAATGAACGATGATGGTTGGCACACTCTACT